TCCAAGACATTACCGACGATAACATAGCTAAAGACCTTTTAAGAGCGGGGTATATCGAAAAGGTAGACCCCGCCGTAAAGGGCGAGGCAAAGACAGAGGCTAAAGCAGAAACCAAAACAAAGAAAGGGGCTAAAGCATGAGTAACAATAACACATTAGTAGACGAGCTTAAGTTACTTTACGTTAAAATGGGCGGCAAAATGGCAGACGTTAAAGACGTACAGACAGACGCCGAAATGATCGACAAAATCGAAGATATTGCGGTTAACGGCGTGCCTAAAGTTGTAGTGCTGCCTATGCCGCAAGGCTCTTCTATCCCCGACTATAGCGTAGATATTAACGATATGCAGGGCGCAGACTTTCAAGTAGTAGATAGAGCTATTGTAGGTAGCGTAAAAAAGCTTACTAGCGGAGTGCTGCCCGATTATTGGGGAGCGGGTAACTTTATGGCGCTTAAGTTTATCATTATCGACCCCGACGTAGAGCCGGCAGACGTCCAAGTAGGCATTAAAGGCTTAGCGGCTTTGGATAACGACCTTATCGCGGCGGTTAAAATCGAGGACAAGACTAAGCCGTTTAGGGTTATTACTACTATCGACGGTTACGAGTATAAGGACGAGTATAACCTTAACGGGCTTTCTCTTGCCGAGTAACAAAAGGGGGCGACTATATGAACGCTATAACGAAAGTTAGCGATATTACGGCGTATGATATAGCCGACTATTTGAGGATAGCCGAGGTAGACGCGGCGGAGATAAACTTTATTAACGCGACTATACAAGTAGCTATAGACTATATCTTAAAGTATACGGGTATAGAGGACGCGGAGACGTTAGACAGTTATAAAGATATGGTTATAGTAGTCTTTGTACTTTGTCAAGATATGTACGACACTAGGGCTATGTATGTAGACAATAGCAACGTTAACCGAGTTGTAGATACTATTTTAGGCTTACACCAAAGGAACTTATTATAATGGCTAAGACGACGAGAAACGCGGGAAAGTATAATAGGCGTATACATATTTACCAAGTAACAAAAGGAAAAGACGCCGCGGGCTTTCCCGCAGACGTTGAAACGTTGGTATTTTCGCCGTACGCAGAGATTAAAACGACTAAAGGCTTTACTCTTGTTATGAATAACACGGACTACGAGAAAGCACTAACCCGTTTTACGATCCGTTACCCCGAGACGGTGATAACTTACGATATGATTATTAAGTACCGCGGTAAGACCTATACTATACAGTACATAAACAACGTAGACGAGGCTAACGAAGAGCTAGAGCTACAAGCTAAAGAGGTTACGCACTAATGGCAAGTTTTAAAGCGGAGCTACCTAACGACATAATTAAACAATTTGAAAGTATAGAGAAAAATACGGACAAAATGTTAGAAGAAATGACGCAGGCAGGGGCGAGGCTTGTACTTGAAAATATTAAAGCTAGCGTGCCTAAAAATTGGTATAGCAGCAATATAATGAAGTGCTTAAAGATTACTAAGACTTACAAGACACCAAGCGACGACGGCGTTAATACTAAAGTAGCTTTCTACGGTTATTTTATAAACGAAAACGGCGAAAAGATACCCGCGCCGCTTGTAGCAAATGTAACGGAGTACGGGCGAAGTAATAGCCCTTACCCTAAAAAGCCTTTTTTGCGACGATCATTTAAAAAAGCCGATATAGAAAAGGCTATGAAAGCGGTACAAGATAAATATATACCAAAGGGGTAAGCTATGTATTTTAATAAAAACGCAGAAATAGAAACGCTATTAAACGGTAAAGACGGCTTAGGCGTCCCCGTGGCGTTTATGTTTTACGAGGGCGACGCCGATACTTACGTTACGTATATGGAGCTAGACAAAGACAACGCGCTAGCCGGTGACGACGAGGTTATAGGCTGCGTACAGTATTACGACTTTGACGTATACAGTAAAGGAAATTACCTAACCGTAATTAGTAACCTTATAGACATTATGACGGCGGCGGGTTGGACGTATCAGCCTAGCAGGGATAGCCCCGACTTATACGAGCGGGACACAAAATTTTTTCATAAAACAATATGTATAGCAAAAGAAAGCGAGGTATAAAAAATGGCTAATATCGGATTGACTAATATTTGGTTTAGCAAACTTACCGAGGGCGCGGGCGGCGTTGCAAATTATGAGGGCGCTACTAACCTTGGTAAAGCGGTTAGCTGCTCCGTTTCGATCACTAATAACGAGGCTAAGCTTTACGGCGACGACACGTTAGCAGAGAGCGATACAAGCTTTAGCAGCGGAACTATCACCCTTGGAGTAACGGACGACGACGAAACAGTTTTCGCGCCTCTTTTGGGTCATACTATCGACGCTAGCGGCGAAGTAGTTAAGACCACTAACGACGCCGCGCCTTATGTGGGTATCGGTCGTATCGTTACAAAAATGGTTAACGGCGTTTATAAGTATAAAGTAGAGTTTCTTTATAAGGTTAAGTTTTCCGAGCCGTCAAGAGACGAGAATACTAAAGGCGAAAGTATCGAGTTTGGTACGCCTAGTATCGAGGGTCTTATTTCCTCTTTGGACGACGTTAACGGTACTTGGTCTAAGTCTAAGACCTTTAACACCAAGAGCGACGCGCTTACTTACCTTAAGAACTTGTTAGCTGCTAGCGGTACTAAGTATAGGGTTACTTTTGACCTTATGGGCGGTACAAGCGCTACCGTAGAAGACGTAGACGTAAACGCAGGCTCTAGCGTGGTACTTGACGACGGTACTAACATTACCGCGCCGAGTGGTAAAGATTTTAGCGGGTGGGCAACGTCCGCAGAGGCTACAACGCCTAACGTAACTAGCCCTTATACACCGAGCGGCGACGTTACACTTTACGCGGTTTATGTCAACGAGGCATAACTAAACATATAGCAACGAGGGCGGGACTTTTCCGCCCTTTTTGCGAATAAGGAAAGGGGTCTTTAACTATGGCAAGTAAGAAAAAAGTAGAAAAATCGGTAATTATATATAAGGGCAAAGAGTACGAGTTAGTCTTTAACCTTAATGTTATGGAGCAGATACAAGAAGAATACGGGAGCGTGCAAGAGTGGGGCGAGCTTGTAGAGGCAGAGACAGAGCCAAAAGCAAAAGATATTAAATACGGCTTTATGTGTATGCTTAACGAGGGTATCGACATTTATAACGAAGAACACGCAGGCGAAGAGCCTAGACCGTTATTTACAGAGAGACAAGTAGGGCGAGTGCTTACCGAAATAGGGCTTTTTGAGGCGGCTAGAACGCTTAACAAAACGGTAGTAGCTAGCACTAAATCAGACGAAAAAAACTAATTATCCACGACGAAGTTACAGACCCTACAATTAACTTTGCGTGGTTTCGGTTTATTGGTAGGACAAAACTAAAATATACTAACCATGAGGTAGGACGCCTAACGCTGCGGGAGTTTAACGCCGAGTATCAGTTATATAAGGACGATTTCGACTTTGAGTTATTACTAAAATTGACTAGGACAACTTACGGGCAGGCGAAAGCAAAAGCGCAGCAGGCGGAAGAGTGGTTATAAGAGGGTGACAATATGGCGGGCTTTGGTGGTAGCGTTAAGCTAACGGGCGAAAGCGAGTATAAAAAAGCATTATCTAATATACGTACTAGCTTAAAAGAAGTTAGTAGCGAAATGAAATTAGTTAGCGTACAGTTTCAAAGTAACGACAAGAATACTACCGCGCTAGCTAGTAAGAGCGCCGAGCTTGCTAAAAAGCTTTCAGAGCAAAAGAAAGCTATAGCAGACCTTAAGCAAAGCTATAGCAGCATGGCGCAGCAATACGACTCGCAAGTAAAGAAAACCGCGGAGCTACAAAAGAACTACGACGCGGAAAAGCAAAAGCTAGAGCAGATAAAAAACACGTTAGGAACGTCGTCTAGTGCGTACCAAGAGCAGGCGCAAGTAGTAGACAAGCTAGAGCAAGAGCTTAAGCAGAGTACAACGGCGCAAGATAGCATGGCTAAAAGTATGTCTACCATGCGTACGCAGATCAACAACGCCGAAACTACTATAGTAACCGCCGAAAACTCTTTAGATAAGCTTAACGAAGAGCTTAAAGAGACGCCCGAGGACGCAGACAAGGCGAGCGAGGGCTTAGACGAGGTAGGAGATAGCGCAGATAAAGCCGGCTCTAAGTTTGAGGGCTTAAAAAACGTAGCTAGCGGCGCTATGAAAGCACTAGGCGCAGCTTTAGCGGCAGCGGCAGCGGGATCGGTCGCTATTGGTAAGGCAGCTATAGAAAATTACGCAGACTATGAACAGTTAGCGGGCGGCGTCGAAACTCTTTTCGGTACGGGCGGTAAGTCTATTAAAGAGTACGCCGATAGCGTCGGTAAAACCGTACCGCAGATAAGC